GTGGATTACGCAAACTTTAGTGGATAGGAGTAAACAATGGCATCATTAAGCACAAAGGTAAAACTTTACTGCGCAGCTAATTCAAAGACCGTAGACTTTACAACTGACGTTTTACTTCAGGATGATTCTAACGGAAAGGGCCCTTACATTAAGGCTTGGAATATTTCAGGTTTAGCTCAACCAACAGATGAACAACTTGCTACATACGAAACAGCAGGTAACACTGAAGAGACAAACAACATAGTCAGAGCAACACGTAAAGCAGCTTACGGAGATATTGGCGACCAGCTCGATGAGATATATAAATCTATCGATGATTGGAAGGTTAGAATTAAAGCTATTAAAGACGCAAACCCCAAATCATAAGGAGTAAGTAGTGGTATCGCAGTTAAAGGTTAATGAGATTATAAAGCAGTCAGGCTCATCAATTACGATTGGTGAGAGTGGGGATACTGTATCTGGTCCTTTTACAAATGTTCCTGCTTTTCATGCAACAATAGCAAGTAATCAAAGTTTATCAGATGCAACAAAAACCACCGTTAATTTTGATACAGAAGTTTTAGATACAAGTAGTTGCTATGATACAAGTGCTTATAAATTTACTCCTAATGTTGCTGGTAAATACTATATTTATGCTTCAGTTAGATTATTAGGGGGAGGCAATAGTCAAATTCAAACAGATAATATTTATATTTTAAAAAACGGTTCTAACCAATTACAACTTCCAAATAATTACAATGATAATGAACACAATGGAAATGTCAGATATGTATCTAATATTATAGATATGAATGGTTCATCTGATTATTTACAAATAGCTGTTCAAGTAGATTCAGTTTCAGCTACACCATACATAGAAACAGGTGGTGATCCAAACCATTTTTTTGGATACAGGTTGATAGGAGCATAGATGACCAGTAAGCTTAAAGTAAATTTAATCAATGACGCAGGTGATAATAACATCATCACGTCTGATGGTTCAGGTGTCATTACTTCTTCCAAGTTTAAGATTGGTCAAGTGTTATCTGTAACAAAAACAGATACATTTAGCACATCATCAAATACCTTTACAGACTTGACTGGTTTAAGTCTTAATATAACACCTTCATCAACATCAAGTAAAATTTTATTAACCACACAAATAACCTTTGGAGGAAGTCAAAGTATGTATGGTTTTGCAAGATTTGTAAGGGGTTCTACTGCTATTGGTATAGGAGATCAAGGTGAATCTAGTCAACAAAGAGCATCAATACCTTTAGACAATCCGAATGTTTCACATGATATTTATAAAGTTAAAAATTCAGCCATGGAGTTTTTAGATAGTCCGTCATCATCAAGCAGTTTAACTTATAAAATTCAAGTATTAATTCACGATAATTCACAAACTATGTATATAAACAGAGCATCAAACAATGATAATGGAGCATTTAATGGAAGATACATTTCATCATTAACAGCAATGGAGGTTTTACCATAATGGCACTTAATACATTACCTAATGAAGGCTTAACCAATAGAGGCTATCCTAGTGATAGGATCGTAACTCCTTTAATTATCAACGGAGATATGTCCGTGGCTCAGAGAGCAACTTCAACAACAGGAATAGGAGCAGATACAGGTTTTTTTGCTTGTGACAGGTGGGCATACAGAAAAGGAGGTAGTCCTAGTTTTAGAGCAACTATTTCACAAAGCACAACTGTTCCGACAGGTCAAGGATTTTTAACATCTTTAAAAGTAGATTGTACAACAGCTCAAAGTTCTTTATCATCAGGAGATAGGTTTGGTATTGACCAAAAAATAGAAGCACAAAACTTAGTAAATTTAAAACAAGGAACATCTAGTGCAGATAAAACAACTTTATCTTTTTGGGTTAGGTCTAATTTAACAGGTCAATTTAATATTTGGATTTACAAGCCAGATGGCACAGCAAGAAGTTTTGTTAAGGCATATACTATTAGTAGTGCAGATACTTGGGAAAAAAAGATTATTAATATTCCCGCAGATACTGATTCTTCTGGTGCAGTCGCTAATGATAATGGTGAGGGATGGAGAATAACATGGATGTTAGCAGCAGGTTCAACTTTTAGTTCTGGCTCAATAGCTACTTCATGGGAAGATTACAACAATGCTAATATCGGAGTAAGCCAAACTAATTTTGGTTCTAGTACAGACAATGAGTTTTATCTAACAGGAGTACAACTAGAAGTCGGTACAACTGCTAGTGACTTTGAGTTCTTACCTTATGATGTGAATTTTCAAAGATGCCAAAGATACTTTGAAAAATGTGAAGGTGGACAAACATTATATATTTCAGCTACTCACAACCCAAGAATTACTGTACCTTTTTCTGTTAAAAAAAGAGCAAACCCAACATTAACAAAAACAAGGCAAACTGAAAATTGTTGTTCAAGTGTTCAGGTTGTAGCAAATGATGATGATGAAACATTAGGTGCAAGAGTAAAAGCAAACAATGCTTTTGCTACTGGTGCTGATAAATTTTATGAAGCAACATTTACAGCAGATGCGGAGTTATAGAAAATGATTACACAAGCAATATATGTAAAAGAAACAATAGTTTGGAAAGACGGCACAGAAGAAATTAAAACTATTGGAATTAATGCAACCATAGACGGAATAGAAATGTTTGTTCCAATTTCAGAAGAAAACCGACACTACCAAGAAATACTAGAATGGGTAGCAGAAGGAAACACAATTACAGATAATGGGGGTGGTGAGTAATGGGCTACTTAGGAAATCCAATCGTACAAGGTAACTTCTCTCAAATTGATGATTTGAGCGGGAGCTTTAATGGATCAACAACACAGTTCACAATTGCTGTTGGTGGATCAACACAAATAATCGGCAGCTTAGCTCAGTTACTGATACACATCAATGGTGTGTATCAGGTGCCGGGCACAGCGTTTACTGCAGGATCGTCTAGTGGTACAATTGCATTTACTGCAGCCCCTGCAAGTGGTGCAACATTCTCAGGTATTATCTTTGGTGATACTTTTGATGTGGGAGCTCCAACAGACGCAACGGTGACAGCGGCCAAATTAACAAGTATTAATGGTGCGTACAGAAATGTACAAACATTAACAGGGGGACTTTCTATTGCAGCAACGGAAAATGCAAGTATAGTAGGTCCTGTAACAGTGTCCTCAGGACAAACAATTAACGTAGCTAGTGGTGGAACACTGGTGATATTATAGGAGTAAACAATGGCAGATTGTGCACAAGCAATACAGTCGATCGGCACTTACGAATTTGTAATTCGTGGTAACGTGACTACTGAAGCTGAGTTCAACGCAAACGTTGAATGGGTTGTAGGTAAAGACTCCAACGACACAGCTATCATGGGTGCAAAGCCAGATGCTGTTACTTGGACAAAAGTCAAAGCCGATATGGACAAACAAGATGCATTCGCATCACAAAAGGTAATAAACGAAACAGCGAAAGCTTACCTTGCATCAACTGATTGGTATTCAATCAGAGAAGCAGAAGGCGGAACAGCTATGCCTGCTGATATCAAAACAAAAAGAGCTGAAGAACGTGCTAAGGTTGTGGATTACGCAAACTTTAGTGGATAGGAGTAAACAATGGCATCATTAAGCACAAAGGTAAAACTTTACTGCGCAGCTAATTCAAAGACCGTAGACTTTACAACTGACGTTTTACTTCAGGATGATT